GGTCACGACGCAAAGTCACCACGCCTGGGGACCCCCGTGCCAGTCCCGCCTTCTCTCTCTGAGTGCTGAAGTCACGTGACGCAGCGCTACGAGTCACGGCAGTTGATTCCCACTGGAGGTCGAGATGATGCGACCTTGCGATGTGTGCGGGAAGCCGTATGAGGCCAAGCGGCCGAACTCCCGGTTCTGTGGTGCTTCATGCCGGAAGCGGAACGAACGCAACCCGGCAACGGTGGCCGAGGTCGTTCCGCTTGAGCCTGAGCAGCCGGCTGGGCTGGTTGAGGCCACCCGCAGGGAGCTTGAGGCCGCTGACCGTCTGGACACGGTCTTGGGGCATCAGGCGCTGGAGTTGGCGCGCCGGATCGTGTCTCCGATGTCTACCGGGTCGAGCGTGGCGACACTCAGCCGCGAACTACGGACGGTGATGACCGAGGCGACTGCCGGTGCCGTACTCGCTGCTGATCCGCTGGATGAACTGAGGGCGCGTCGTGACAGACTCCGCGCTTCTGGTTGAGCCGGCGTACTTCACTCACCCGGAATACGCCCGGACCCTGGGCCCGGAGGTGGGTGAGTTGGCCGCTCTGGCGGGGCTGACGCCGGATCCTGAGCAGCAACTGTTGCTGGATGCGACGTTCGCGTTGAACCGTCACGGCATGCATGAGGCGTTCGAGGTGTGCATCATCTGCGCCCGCCAGAACATGAAGACCGGCTTCCTCAAGATGGTCGCTCTCGGTAAGTCGTTCATCCTCGACCGGAAGCTGATCGTCTGGTCGGCGCATGAATTCGGCACCGCCCAGGAGGCGTTCCGGGATCTGACGCAGATGATCGAGTCGTGTCCGTCGCTGGACCGTCAGGTGATGAAGATCCACTACGGTAACGGCGACGAAGCGATCGAGTTGCGGGATGACCGGCGGATCAAGTTCAAGGCCCGGACGAAGACCGGTGGTAAGGGCCTGACTGGGGATGACGTGTTCCTCGATGAGGGGTTCGCGCTACAGCCGGTCCACATGGGCGCTCTGCTCCCGACGCTGTCGGCGAAGCCTGATCCTCAGGTTCTCTATGGCTCATCGGCCGGGTACGCCAGTTCCGCGGTGTTGCGGGGTGTCCGTGACCGTGGACGGACCGGGGATCCACGGCTGGTGTACATGGAGTTCTGTGCACCGGAGAACAGTTGCGCAGACGAGGAGTGTGACCACTCCCTGAAGGCTGTCGGCTGTGCGTTGGATGACATCGAGCAGGTACGCAAGGCGAACCCAGCCCTTGACCGCCGCATCACCGTGGAGTACATCGCCGCCGAACGCCGTGCCTTGACCCCGGCCGAGTTCGCCCGGGAGCGGCTGGGATGGTGGGACGACCCGGCGGAAGTCCTCGAGACGGGCATCGACCCCGAGTTGTGGGCGCAACGCACAGACAGAGGTTCTGAGCCAGTCGACCCGGTGGCGTTCGCGGTCGACGTGTCACCCGATCGGAAGACTGCGTGCATCGCGGTGGCCGGCCGCAGGGCCGACGGACTCTCGCATGTCGGTGTGGTCGCGTCAGCTAAAGGCACGGCGTGGCTCGTGGACCGGGTCGCGGAACTTGTGGAGAAGTGGAAGCCGTGCGCGGTGGTGATCGACGGCCGTTCTGCTGCCGCTTCACTGCTGCCGGCGTTCGCTGAAGCGAAGATCGACATCGAGGTGACCAGCGCCAGCGACATGGCCCAGGCTTGCGGGGCGTTCTTCGATGCTGTTGTCGAGGACCGGCTGCGGCACCTCGGCAAGGATGCCTTGACTGCGGCGGTGAAGGCGGCCACCACGAGGCCACTGGGTGAGGGTTTCGCCTGGAATCGGCGCAACCCGAACCGCGAAATCAGCCAACTGGTCGCGGTGACGCTCGCATTGCACGGATTCGCGGTCCATGGCCCGACAACAACGGAGGTTGAGCCGTGGGGCGTGTTCGCGTGACCCGTGTGATCCGCGCCCGCCTCGGCTACTTCGCCGGGGTCCTACTGATCGCGGTCGGGATCTATCTGGCGCTCGGGCTCGGTTGGGGCCTGGTGTCCTTGGGTCTCGGTACCGCGGCGGCGTTCGTGTGGCTGTATGACGTCGCCGAACCTACTGAACCGATACAGACGCGAGATGAGGGGTGGATGTGACGAACCTGATCCAGTCCTCCCGCGCGAACCGGTACGAGGTCGGCCACTCCTATGACGTGAACCAGTTCTGGTCGATGCCGGTGAACAATTGGCGCCCGAACGAGGAAGGCATCACCTCCGACTTCGTCGGGCTGGTGCAGGGCGCTTACAAGTCGAACGCGATCATCTTCGCGTGTGAGATGACCCGGATGGCACTGTTCTCCGAGGCCCGGTTCCAGTGGCGCAAGATGACCAACGGCCGGCCCGGTGATCTGTTCGGGACACCGGAGTTGTCGGTGCTCGAGAAGCCCTGGCCGGGTGGTGTGACCGGTGATCTGCTGACGCGGATCCTGGTCGACGCTGACTTCGGCGGGTCCGGGTATATCGCTCGGCGCAGCGAGCGGCAGGATCGGCTGATGCGGATGCGCCCGGACTGGGTTGTCCTGGTCCTCGGTTCGGAGGATGAACCGGACTACTCGAATCTGGCGATGGACGCCGAGGTACTCGGGTGCATGTACTACCCGGGTGGCGTGAATTCTGGCCACACCCCGGTGCCGCTGCTGGTGGATGAGTTCGCGCAGTTCACGCCGATCGTCGACCCGCTCGCCACGTACCGGGGGATGTCGTGGCTGACGCCGGTCATCCGTGAGATTCAGGCGGACTCCGCGGCGACGATGCACAAACTGATGTTCTTCGAGAACGGCGCGACCCCGCAGATGGTTGTGACGATGGGTCCGGATGTGAAGCCGGAGAACCTGAGACAGTTCGTCGCGAAGATGGACGACTCGCACAAGGGTTGGCAGAACGCCTACAAGACGCTGTATCTGGGCGGCGGTGCCGATGTCACGATGGTCGGCAAGGATCTGCAGCAACTCGACTTCAAGGCCACCCAAGGTGGGGGTGAGACCCGGATCGCCGCCGCGTCCGGTGTGCACCCTGTGGTCGCGGCACTATCCGAAGGGATGTCGGGTTCGTCGCTGAACGCCGGCAACTTCAACTCCGCTGCCCGTCTGGTCGCGGACCGGACTCTGAGGCCGCTGTGGCGCAATGTTGCCGGGTCCCTGCAGAACATCGTGATCCCGCCGCCCGACGGTTCGGAACTCTGGTACGACGATCGCGACATCTCGTTCCTGCAGGAAGACCGCAAGGACGCGGCCGACATCCAATTCATCGAGGCGCAGGCCATTCGGCAGTTGGTCGACGCACAGTTCGAGCCGGCGTCCGTGGTGGCGGCGGTCGCGGCGCAAGACATGACGCTCCTCGTGCACACCGGTATCCCGACAGTGCAAGGACAGCAGGCCGCCGCTGGAGCGATGGCCGCCATCAACGGATCCAAACCGGCGACTCCGGTAGGCGGGTGACCATGACATCCACAGATGAACTTCTACCGACGCGGACATGTGACCGTGCATTCACGGTCGAAGACCTCCATGTCCGGTCCGACGGTTCGGGGCGGATTGTGGAGGCATACGCTGCGGCCTTCAATGTCCGTACTGAGATCATGGACCAGGACGGCCACTACAACGAGGTGCTTTCTCCGTCCTCGTTCGAGCGGACGATTCAACACAAGGGCACCAACTTCGGTGTCCTGTTCAACCATGCGCGCACGGTCGACGGGGAACCGAACCCGCTGGCGACGATGCCGATCGGCGTACCGCTCGAGGTGCGTGCTGACGAACGCGGTGTTTTTACCGCCACCAGATACCTGGACAATCCGTTGGCTGATCAGGTGCTGGACGCGATCAAGGCCGGCGCGATCAAGGCGCAGTCATTCTCGGGGCGGTTCACGAAGTCGGTCCGTTCCCACCCCGAAGGCAGGGGCCAGGGCCGACTGCCGTTGATCACCCGCAACGAGATCGACATGCGCGAGTACGGCCCAGCTGTGTTCGCCGCGTACAAGGATGCCGCGATCCTGGGCACCCGTGCGGAGCAGTTCATCCGTACCCTGTTGGAAACGCCGCCCGACAAGCGGCTCGATTGGCTGCAACAATTCGAGGGACTCACCACTCCACTTCTGGACCCGGGAGCCCTCACCCTCGGCACTCCTGATGGACCCGCCGAACAGACCGAAGACCCGCCTGAGCTTGCTCGGCACTCCGCTCGGTCGATCCCCCTGCGCACGCGCATCCGCGCGGCGCGTATCGCCCGAGAATGGGAGTAGGCACGTGAAGCGTGCAGAGGAAATCCGGACCCGGATGACGCAGATCCGGTCCGACATCGACAGCCTCGAGCAGATCGAGGACGCCACCGAAGAGGACCACGTCCGACTGGACGCCCTCCTCGAGGAGCACGACGAGCTCGCGACCGAGCTGGCGCCGCTCGCCGAGCGGGAGCAGAAGGTCGCGGCCGTCCGGGCCCGCGCCGAGCAGGAAGCTGCCCGCGTGGAGCCGATCACCGAGACCCCTGACCTCGTGGTCCGCCGGTCCACCAAGGACCCGTTTGCCGATCTCGACCAGGTGCGGCAGCACATGATGCCGGTCAACGAGGTCCGTGCCCGCGCGGCCGGCGCGGTCGAGGCGTATGCCAACCGTGATGACCACTGGGCCCTGAACGCGGACGCCGCCGAGAACGTGACCGAGCTGATCTACAAGCGCGGCAAGAACTTCGGTAAGGCGATCGCCGAGCAGATCCTCGTGACCGGTTCGCCGGAGTACCTGGCTGCGTTCGAGCAGTACCTGTCCGACCCGGGCGGCTTCTCGACTCGTGCCGCGCTGTCGCTGACCCCGGCGAACGGTGGCTACCTGGTGCCGTTCACGCTGGACCCGACGATCATCCTGACCAACGCGGGTTCGGCGAACCCGTACCGGCAGGTCGCGAACGTCAAGACCACCACGACGAACGACTGGAACGGTGTCACGTCGGCCGGTGTGACTGCTGAGTGGACCGCTGAAGGTGCTGAGGCCGCGGACGCGACCCCGACCGTCGGCCCGCTGAAGATCACCCCGCAGAAGGCGGACGCGTATCTGTTCGGTTCGTTCGAGGTGCTGTCCGATTCGGACTTCTCCCAGCAGCTCCCCGACCTGCTCGCTGACGCGAAGGACCGGATCGAAGAGACCGCGTTCGCCGTCGGCACCGGCACTGGGCAGCCGAAGGGCGTCATCCCGGCCGGCACTTCGCAGAACCGTGCGGGCACTGCCGCCGCTGGTCCTGCCGCCCAGGATGTCTACGCTCTGCAGGCCGCGCTGCCGGCGCGGTTCCGTGGGCCGCGGGCGAAGAACGTGTGGCTGGCGAACCTGAACACGATCAACGCTCTTCGGAACGTGCCGTCGTTCACCGGTTCGACCACGTCGATCGTCAACGACTCGGGTCCGGTGCCGACGATGCTCGGCAAGCCGTTCCTGGAGTCGACGTCGATCCTCGGCACGTTCACCACCGGCAACAAGGTGCTCGCGTACCTGGATGCGACCCAGTACTACATCGTCGACCGTGTCGGCATGAGCCTGGTTTACGACCCGGTCGTGCTCGGCGCGAACCGGCGCCCGACCGGTCAGGGCGCGTGGTACGCGTTCTGGCGGACCGGCGCTGACGTGTCCACGGCCACCGCGGTCCGTGTGTTCGCGACCCTGACCTGAGAGGAGTTCCTCCGATGGCAGCAGCGAAGAAGACCGATGAGACGCCGGCGGATGAGCCAGTGGTCGAGGCCGCGAAGCAGCCGGCCGACGAGCCCGCTGACCTGTTCGCTGAGGCACAGAAGGCGGCCCCGAACCTCACTCGGGAGTTCGTCAAGAAGTACGACCTTGACGACGACTGGCTCGCGAAGATCGCCCGTGGTGAACTGTCGCCTCCTCCGACCGTGGGCCCGGAGCACACCGTGGACCTGCACTACGTCAACGGCGGCTGGCAGATCACCCCAGTGGGCGTGAAGCCGGAAGACGTCGACAAGGACAAGGTCGGCCGCAACTGACAGATCAACCGTGGGGCAGTCTCTTCCCGGCTGCCCCACGGGTCCGACCACAGATTCAAGGCGGGTGAGTAGTGGCCGCGTTCGCAACCCCCACCGAACTCGCCGGGTTCCTGCAACAGGATCTCGACACCTACTCCGCCACCCAGGCGCTGGATGTGGCATCCAAGGCGATCCGTGACCATTGCGGCTGGGAGATCACCCAGCAGACAGGTGCCGTCATCACTCTGGACGGGAACTGCGAGGGTTCACTGTGGCTCCCGTCGATGCTGGTCACCGCGGTGTCTTCCGTCGTTGAGGACGGGACCACATTGACCGTGGGAACCCAGTTCGACTGGACCTCCTACGGGAAGCTGATCCGGGTCGGTCGCGCCTGGACATGGAAGCCGCGATCCGTCGTGGTCACCTACACCCACGGCTACGCAACTGCACCGGACTCGGTGAAGGGCGTGTGCCTCGCCGCGGCCGGCCGCAGATACCAGAACCCGGAAGCGCGCCGCTCCTACACCGTCGGCGGGGTCAGTGAGTCGTTCGCCATCCCGGCATCCGGCGCAGTGGGGTTCTTCTACGACACCGAACTGACGGATCTCGGGCCGTACCGTCTCGCCGTCGTTGCTTGATCTTGTTCGTTCCTGGGGACTGACTAGAAAGCGCGGTCATGGCTTCAGCGAACAACTCTGTCCCGATCACCCCCGGCGTGGGTGCGGCGGTCGCCACGCAGACCGTGAACAGCAAAGAGCACCAGGTGGTGATGCTCGCGAACCCGCTCGGCTCTCTGATCGGCGACATCCCCACCTATTCGGCGTGGTCCGGTGTTGTAACTGCTGCGGCGAACCTGCCGTACCTGCATGTGTTCAACGCGGCCGGCTCGGGCAAGGTCGTGAAGTTCCGGAAGGTGTTCCTCCAACCCTCACAGGCGGTCAACGCTCTCACGGCGCAGACGTGGCGGGTGGCGAAGACCTCTGCGGTGGGGACGACGGGGAACACTGCGATCACGATCCAGAAGCACGACTCCGCCGCCGCGAACGCGCCGGCTCAGATCACCGCGGCCCGCTCCTACACCGTCGGCGGGACACAGGCGTTCACATACTTCGAACTCCCCGTCTCGGTGGAGGAAACCCTGCCCGGTGTGGGGATGGTGCCGTTCTTCAACATCCTCCCGAACGACGGTGACGTGGTGTCGGACTACGTGATCCGTGAGGGTGAGGGCCTGGTGGTGCAGAACGTCACAGGCGGCTCATATTCGTGGTCCGTGCTCGGCCTGTTCTCGATCGAGTGATCATGCTTCTCACCCTGCTCAACCCCGGGGAGTACAACGTGGCCGTCCTGCCCGACCTGGACCGGATCCGTATCTGGGCTTGGTTCATGCGGCGTAACACCGATGGATCCAACTACACCAAGGCCGATCTCAGAGCGGCTGTCGATGCCACTGACGCATGGATCGAAGCGAACGCTTCGTCGTACAACACGGCGCTGCCGCAGCCGTTCCGTGGCGCCGCATCGGCGCAGCAGAAGACGGACCTGCTGTGCTGGGTCGCGCAGCGCCGCGCCGGCAAGCTTCGGGTTGAGGAGGACGGCTGATGGCGAACGTCAACCTGCAACTCGACCCGGGGGCGGCGCAGTTCCTGTCCACCGCATTCCCGGCACTACAGAAGCTCGGCACCAACATCCCCGTCATCAGCTTGGCGTACGACGCTGCGTCTGATGAGGCGGCGTTCTGGGAGTTCCGTGCCGTCAACTACGCATCGGGGAACGTCACGGTCTCTGTCGACTGGTATGCCGACACCGCCACCTCGGGTGACGTGGTGTGGGAGGTACAACTGGCGGCGATCACCCCGAACTCGGATACGCAGGATGTCGAGACGAAGGCGTTGGCGACCGCGAACTCCGCCACCGACACGCACCTCGGGACAACGGGTCAGCGGCTGCACCGGATCGACGTGACGGTGTCGAACCTGGATTCGCTCGCCGCAGATGACGCGGTGTGGGTCCGGATCGCCCGGGACGCGAACAACGCGGCCGACACGATGACAGGTGACGCCCTTCTCGTCGGGGCGATGGTCTCCTACCTGAGCACCTAAGGAGCAGCAGAACATGCCCAACGTCGTTCTCCCTTTCCAGTTGGAATTCCTGCAGCAGGACGCTCCTCGGGGCGTCCTAGCGAACAGCCAGGACGACTTCACCTTCGTGGCCCCGGATGGATACCAGCTGATCAGCTGGGGGTTCTCCAGCATGGACCCTGAACTGCAGGTGTCGATGGCCATGATCACCTCGGAGAATCTCTTCCGGGGCGTCGTGGACAACCCGACCGGATCTGACTTGGGATTCCGCTGGCAATTCTTGCTGCTGAAGGTGTGAGCCGGTGGCCGCCCGCATAGCAGGCTCGGGACAGGTCTACTCGCGGGCGCTGTCACTAGGAAGCCAAACCGCGCTCACTGCGTGTTTCTGGTGGAAGATCAGCGTCGATCTCAACACCTGGTCGTCTGCGCTGTTCATCGACAACGGGCAGGCCGACAACTGGGGCGTCCAGACGGGCGCGGACGGCACCACCGCCAATGCGGTCATGGACGGCAACAGCACCGCCTCGGTAGCGATGACTGTCGGTACCTGGTATTTCATCGGTCTCGCGACCAGCGGCACCACTGGAACCCTGTACTACAAGGCTGCGGGTTCGTCGACGCTCAGCACCACTGCGATCACCGGAGTCACCGCAACCAGCGCGGCTACCCTGCGACTCGGCGACAGCCCCTGGGGTGAATGGCTGAACGGGTGCCTCGCCGCGGTGAAGGTCTGGAACGCGCAACTCACCGCCGCCGAGATTGATCTGGAGGCGCAGCAGTACGCGGTGAACAAGATCGCGAGCCTCGTTAGCTTCCACCCGCTGGTGAAGGCCGAGACCGCCGACTACTCAGGTAACGCCCGCACCCTGTCTGGTGGCACTGGGGCAACCACTGAGGATGGGCCGCCGATCCCTTGGCGGCTCTCGTCGCCAAGGCTGACCCTGCCCACTGCGGCCAGTGGAATCACCGGCACGGCGGCCGTCACTCAAGCCGGCGATGTATCCGCAGCATCCGGCCAATTGGGGTACAGCGGCACTGCGTCACCCACGCAGGCAGCGAACACATCCTCGGCTTCTGGGACCGTCATCAACCCGGTGACCGGGACAGTGGCGGTCACGCAAGCCGGCAACACCTCGATCGCCAGTGGGCAGCTGGGCTACAGCGGAACATCCGCCCGAACACAGGCGAACCAGACCTCGGCAGCATCTGGACAACTAGGCTATTCGGGCACTGCCGCAGCGACGCAGGCGAACCAGACATCTTCGGCATCCGGCACCTACACTGCCGGCGGCTCGTTCTCCGGAAGCGCCGCGGTCACGCAGGCCAACCAGACCAGCGCCGCCACCGGCAAACTCGGTTATAGCGCAACCGCGACACCGACCCAGGCGAACAACACGTCCACTGCATCGGGGACAGTGGTCAACCCGGTCACTGGTACCGCATCCCCGACGCAGGTCAGCCAGACTGCGGCAGCGTCAGGCGTCCTCCGCTATACCGGGACGCTCGCGGTAAGCCAGGCATCTAGCACCGCCACTATTCAGGGCGTCGTTTTCATCCCGATCACGGGAACTCTCGCCAGAACCCAGGCGAACCAGACCGCGAACGCTTCGGGGTCCGCTCTCGGCGCGACCGTCATCAGACCGAACACAGGTACAACTTCCCGTCCCAGCAGCGGTGCCACCAGCCGCCCCTTCAGTGGCGTCACGCCGCGACCGTAACAAGGAGTGAACCAATGGCTCTCGGATACGTTGCTTCGCTGCGGAACGCGCAGCTGGACGCGATCACCACCGCTGTGGGGACTTCGGGGAAGATCCGCATCTACAGCGGCACCCGGCCCGCCACAGGCGGCACGGCGACCACGCTGCTGGCTGAACTTCCCTGCAGCGCCACGTTCGCCCCGGCTGCGTCTGGTGGTGTGCTCACGATCAACGCGATCACCTCGGACGCGTCTGCTGATGCCACCGGTACCGCATCGTGGTTTCGAGTCCTGACGAGCGCAAACGCCGCAGTGATCGACGGCGACGTGGGTACGTCGGGTTCGGATCTCAACCTGAACTCCACCTCCATCACCGCCGGTGGGAGTGTGGCGATCACCAGTTTCACCATCACAGCCGGCAACGCGTAATGCGATTCCGCGACACGGTCACGAGATTGCGCGCACCCAACACCACAGGCCCAGACGGGGCGACCATCCCAGGGGATTGGTCGAACGTCACCGAAGGCCAGTTGCTGAAGGTCGACTATCCGGCTGAGTTCCAGCCGCTGGGTTCGACTGAGGATGTGGTGGCGCAGCAGCGCACCGAATCCACCCACAAGGTGTTCCTCCCCGACACTGCCGATGTCCTCGCGACGGACCGGATCCGGTTCCTCGGTGTCGACTACCAGGTCGATGGTGAACCGGAACTGTGGCGCAAGGGCGGACGCAACCATCACCTCGAGGTGTTGGTCTTCAGGGTGACCGGGGGGTAGCAGATGCCAACACCTGTCCTGCCGAACCCGAAGGTCGCGGCCCGTACGGGCCTCCTCGCGCAGACCGCGCTCACTGCTCTCGTGGACCAGCGGATCTACTACGCGATTCCCGCGCCTGTGGGCGGCGTAGAGCCGACGTACCCGCTGATCGTCCTGTCCATCGTGGATGCCGACGAACTCCGCCCAGAGACCCTCACTGCCCGCGTGCAGGCGGACATCTGGGGCAAGGGCAAGGAAAACCAGGATGTCCTCGATACCGAAGCAATCGCCGCCGTCCTCCGGTCTGTCGCCCGCAGTCTCGTCGGCACGTGGGGTTCAGCGGCGATCAGCAACTCTGTCGCCGGCCAAGCGATCCCCAGTCCTGATTCCACCACGGGGCGGGCGCGGACCATCGTCGACCTGCTCATCGATTTGAACTAGTGAAGGAGCCTCATCGTGGCTGACAACAGCAAGCCGGAAACGCCGACGGTCGCGGAGGCTGTCTCGCCCGTCGCTGCGGAACTCGCCGACCAGATCGCGCTGCAGCAGAAGGAGTATGGCATGTACGTCGCCGCCGTGCAGATCTTCCACGGCACCGCCCTCGCCTACAACCCGGGCGACGCGATCCCAGTCGAGAACTGCGAGCGCCTCGGCTACGTCGACCAGGGTCTCGCGGTGAAGGTCGGGACGAAGGCCCACAAGGACCTGATGGAGTCCCTCGGTCGGCCGGTGTCCTGATGCGTGTCGGCCCGCTTCGACCCGAGGTGCTGGCTGCGGTAACGCAGGCGCCTTCGGTGAAGAAGCAGGTCCGCGCTGTCGCTGCTGAGATCCGTAAGATCGCCCGCCAGAAAGCCCCGAAAGAAACCGGTGCTTTGAGGCGTGGGATCCGGGTCGAGAACGTGTACGACCGCGAGACCGGGATGGTCGAGTACCACGTCGGCTGGGACAAGCGGACCGCGTTCTATGGCGCTCTAGTCGAACTTGGGACCGAAGACACTCCGGCCAGACCTCACCTTCGTCCCGCTGCGGACGAGATCAACAACCGCCGCTAGATGCGGCTCTCCCAACCCACGACGCCCTTAGGAGGGCCGTAACGTGCCAGGCGCAACTGCTGTACCCGCCCTACTCACTGACCCGGGCTACCTGTACATCGCCCCGCTGCTGTCCACTGTCCCGACGAACACTGTCGCGGGCTCCGTCTTCACGGACGCATGGCCAGCCGCGTGGATCTCCCTCGGGGCCACGAAGGAGGGTTCGACGTTCTCCTACTCGTCGACCGTGGAGGCCATGTCGGTCGCTGAGTTCTTCGACCCGATCAAGTACGCCACCACGGAGCGTTCCGGGAACATCGCTTTTGCACTCGCGAACTACACGCTGCACAACCTGAAGCGCGCCATGAACGGCGGCGTCGGTGCGATCACCCCGGTCTCCGGTACCGGCGCTACAGCACTGGGCCTGTTCGAGCCGGTGGCCCCTGGAGCTGAGATCCGCGTGATGATCGGGTGGGAATCCAGCGACAACACCACCCGGATCGTGATGCGTCAGACCATCCAGGGTGGCGAGGTGGCGATGGAGTTCCAGAAGGCCCCTGCGTTCGCGGGCATCCCGTGCACCTTCAACTTCGAGGTCCCGCCTGCGGGTGCCGTGTTCTCCGTGTGGTCGGCCGGCGCCACGCGACTCGGGGCCTGACATGCCGCTTGAGATCGTGGCAGAGTCCACGCCGGAGCCGGAGGGGCAGCGGATCACGTTCAACGGTGCCGAGTTCCGTCTGGCTGGCAAGGTCGGCCTGATGCCGTTGATGAAGTTCGCGGTGATCGCGCAGCGAGGTGTCGACTCGTCCGACCAGGAGGGTCTGGTCGCGATGTACAAGCTGCTGCAGCAGTGCATCGCCGACGACGAGTGGGTCCGCTTCGAGGAGCACGCTGAAGCCACGCGCGCCGATGACGACGACCTGTTGCAGGTCGTGAAGGACACCATGAATGTCCTCTCGCAGCGCCCTACTTCGCGGCCTTCCGCCTCATCGGATGGGCCGCAGCAAACCACGCCTACCTCCGAGGAAGATTCATCCTCGCTCGAGGTGGTGCGCCGCTTGAAGTCGCAGGGCAGGCCGGATCTGGCGATGGCGGTGCTAGCGCGGCAGCAGACGGGCTGACCCTGGCCGATCTGTGCGACGTGGTCTACGCGATCCAGGTGGACCAGATACAGGCGCAAGAGCTTGCCGTCATCTCTGGTGGCGGCAAGCTTGTTCCTGGCGAAATGGTCGATGAGTTCGATGACTGGTTGATGTCCGAGCCTCCTCCGGTTGATGTGGAGAAGGCGCAACTCTTGGCTGCGTTGGGGGTGGCTCCGCTATGACCGCTCTCACCGAAGTCTTCGTCACAGTCAAGCCGGATACCGACAAGTTCGGGCCGGAGGTGAAGAAGAAACTAGCGGCGATCGACGCGAAGAAGGAAGGCTCGCAGGTCGCCGGCCGCTTCGGTGTTGGCTTCAATGGCGCGTTCGGTGGGATCGTCAAGCGGTCCGCCGGCCTGTTCGTGGGTGCGTTCGCCGCGATCAAGGGGGCGCAGGTGTTCGGCGGGTTCATCAAGGACGCTGCCGATTCCGCGCGGGTGTCTCGTCTCACCGCTGCCGCGATCAAGTCCACCGGTGGCGCGGCGAAGATCACCGCCAGCCAGGTCGGGGACTTGGCGACCGCGATCAGTAACAAGAGCGGGGCGGATGACGAAACGATCCAATCTGGCGCGAACCTGCTGCTCACCTTCACCGGGATCCGTAACGAGGTCGGCAAGGGCAACGACATTTTCAACCAGGCCACCTCGACAGTGACCGACATGGCCGCTGCACTGAACGGTGGCGAGGTGTCGGCGAACGGGGTGAAGGCCGCCTCGATCCAACTGGGTAAGGCGTTGAACAACCCGATCAAGGGTGTCACCGCGTTGCAGAAGGTCGGGGTGTCGTTCACCGATAAGCAGAAGGAACAGATCAAGACCCTGGTTGAGTCCGGTAAGACGATGGATGCCCAGAAGATCATCCTGAAGGAACTGCAGACCGAGTTCGGTGGCGCTGCTGCTGCGGCGGGCGACCCGTTCACCCGGTTGAAGACGATCTTCGGGAACCTCGGCGAGGAACTCGGCGGCCACCTGTTGCCGACCGCAGAGAAGTTCGCGAACTGGGTCAGCGACAAGGCGATCCCTGCCGTGTCGGCGCTGGCGTCGCTGATCTTCAAGGGCGACTTCACCAAGGGATTCCGGGAAGCGTTCGGCGTCTCAGAGGACTCCGGGTTCGTCGACTTCCTGTTCCGTGTCCGGGACGGGGCGATCGCGGCGTTCGGCTTCTTCAAGACCGAAGTCCTGCCCCGCTTGAAGGAGTTCGGCGGGTTCCTGGTGAACACCGTGGCGCCGGCCGTGGCGGGGCTTGTGCAGCGGTTGCGTGATGAACTGGCGCCTGCGGCGAAGGACGTGTTCGGGTTCTTCAAGACCGAAGTCCTCCCGCGCCTGAAGGACTTCGCCGGTTTCCTCAACGACAAGGTGCTGCCGCCGATCAAGACGTTCGCCGACAAGGTGCTGGCTTCGAAGGACTTCCTGGTCCCGTTCGCCGCGGTGATCCTCACCGTGATCACCGCCATGAAGGCATGGGCCGTGGTCCAGGGTGTACTGAACCTGGTGATGTCCGCGAACCCGATCGGCCTTGTGGTGATCGCGATCGCCGCACTGGTGGGGGGGCTGATCTACGCCTACAAGCACAGCGAGAAGTTCCGCGACATCCTGCAGGGCGCGTTCGATGGGATCCGCAAGGCGGCCCAGTTCTTCGCGCCGCTGGTGAAGGCCGCCATCGACATCGTGATTGGCGTCTTCTCGCTGTGGTGGAACTACTACGCGAAACCGATCCTGAAGGCGTTCTGGGAGGCGCTGAAGTTCGCGTGGGAGCGGGCGCAGGACTTCGGCCGCATCCTGGCGAGCGTATGGAACGCCATCAAGGAACCCGCACGCGCGGCTCTGCAGTACGTGATCGATTTCTTCCTCGGATTCATCGAGACCATGATCAAGGGCGCTGCGAAGGCGTTCGGCTGGGTCCCTGGCCTAGGTGACAAACTGAAGGCGGCAGCTACCGAGTTCGGGAAGTTCCGTGACTCCGTCAATGCGAAGCTGGCCGGGATCAGCGACCAGACGATCAAGATCACCCCGGTTGTTCTGGCGGCACAGGAGGCCCGGAAGAACAAGAACGCCAATGACCGCAGGTTGGCTGGCGCGTTCGCCACCGGTGGTGGCGTGTTCGGTCCCGGTAGTGGTACGTCGGATTCGATCCCGGCGATGCTGTCGAACGGCGAGCATGTGTGGACCGCGAAGGAGGTCCAGAAGGCCGGTGGTCACGGCGCGGTCGAGTCGATGCGCAAAGCCGTCCTGCGGTACGCGAAGGGCGGCCCGGTCGACGTCGGGGTGAAGGGTGACTTCCCCTACTTCGGGAGATCGATCTCAAGCATCGCATCCGTGGCCGTGGCGGTGGCGCGGCCGATCGCGCAAACCCTGGGGAACGCTCTCGCGAAGTTCAACCCCACCCTCGACGGTGTGCTGAAGTTCGTGAGGTCGCAGGTCGGGAAGCCCTACATCTGGGGCGGTGTCGGACCCAACGGGTACGACTGCTCCGGTCTCATCTCGGCCGCGATCAACGTCGCCAGGGGTAGGAACCCGTACAGCCGGCTCGGTGCTACAGGGTCGATGCCGTGGTCGATGTTCGCGTCCGGTCCCGGGGCGTTCGAGGTGGGATGGTTCAAGGGCAACCCGGGCCACACTGCCGCTACTGTGAACGGCACCAACATCGAGTCCGCCGGCGGCGTCGGTGTCCGCATGGGCAAGAATGCCCGCGGCGCCCGGAGCTCGCTGTTCACGAACCGTGCCCACGTGAAGGGTTTCGCCAACGGCGGCAGGGTCACCAGGCAGATGGCCAACGACCTCGGTATCGACACGTTCGACACCGGTGGCCGGTGGAGGTCGGGGACGCTCGCGGCGAACACGTCCGGGCGAACCGAGACGGTCCGCACCGCCGAGCAGGAAGCGGGACTGCGCACACCCATCACCATCCCGATCTACATCGGGGACGAAGTGGTGCGGGTGGTGCGCGGCGAGATCGACGCCAGCGGAGAGTTCACCGGGACCGTAGGCCGGATGCACCGATGAGAGGGGTGACCCCGTGAGCCTGACCCCTGTCACGTTGCGGAACGCCAACGACACCTATGTGGTCGCGGGTGTCCCGGCAGCGAACTATGCCGGGGCCACGAGCATCCTCACCAAGGCGACCGGCACCGGTTCCCAGGTGAATGGGCTGATCTACTTTGCTCGCGGGTTCCCGTTCGGTGTCACGATCGTCTCCGCGACCCTGAAGCTGTACCAGGTCGGTACGGAGGCCGGGTCGCACACGATCAACCTGCAGCGCGTCACCGCGGCATGGAACGTGTCGACGGTGACGTGGAACAACCAGCCCGCGTCCACCTCTACCGGTCAGGTCGTCAAGACCCAAGGGGCCGGTTCGGGTGGCGCAGAGTGGGCGTTCGATGTCACCGCCCACATCCAGTTGATTGCCGACGGCAACACGGCGTGGTACGGGTGGAAGCTTGTCTCCACGACCGACGAGTACCTGTCGTTCTACTCCACGCAGGCAGCGACCCTGAAGCCGGTCCTGGAGATCACCTACTCGGACAAGCCCCAGGCGCCGTCGACGTTATCACCGTCCGGGAACCGGGCCGTGTCGCTGTCGAAGCCGATCCTCAGATTCGACTTCACCGACGACGCCGGCAACACACTGCTGCAGGCAGTGCAGGTACAAGTCAACGCCACCAACGTGTGGACCTCCCCGACCTTCGACTCCGGCACGGTCCTCACCTCGGACGCGCAGCTCGACCTGTCCACCACCGCCTATGCGGGACTCGCGTCGGGGTCGTCAACGTATTGGCGGGTCCGTGTCCAGGACGGCGCGGGACTGTGGTCGGACTGGTCGCAGGGTGCGCAGTTCCAGCGCCAAACCCAAGGCACGCTGGCGATCAGCAATCCTCCGGGCACGGGGTTGATCAGCGAACCGACCCCACCGATCAACTGGGCATTGACCAGTAGGACCCAGGCCGCGTACCAGGTGTTCATCACCCACGGGTCAACGATCGTCTACAACACTGGGAAGATCACCGGCGCCACCACGTCCCGGACTCTCCCGGACGGGATCCTGAAGGACGACACCAGCTACACGGCGTACGTCAGAACGTGGGACACGATCTCCCGCGAGTCGACCCCGAACGATCCGCCGTACGTGCAGGCGACCCAGGCGTTCACGTACAACTACGACGCCACGGTTTCACCGGTCACGTCGTTGGCGGCGACCGACCTCACCCCGCAGCCGGCGGTCACGTTGACGTGGTCGAGGTCCACGGCACCGGACACGTTCCTGGTCCGCCGCGACGGCGTGATCATCGCCTCCAACCTCACGCCCGCTTCCCTGTCGACGGGCGGCACGAACTACGCCTACACCGACCGCGGCGCCGACCCGCGCAAGTCGGTGACATGGTCGGTCCAGGCGGTGGTGAACGGGAAAACCTCCGCGTCCAACCCGACCGTGGTGAAGACGCTGAACCCGGTCGGAACCTGGCTGCAGGATCTCGAGCGCGGCATCTACATTCAGCTGTTCGACCGCGACCCGGGCAGTTGGGGAATGGGGGAGGTCGCCGAGACCTACACCCCGGTCGGGGGTTCCCGCGGGATCCGGGTCACGCAAGCTCTGCGGGGCTATGAGGGCAGTATCTCCGGGTCGATCATGGCCACCTCGCTCGGGACTGTTGCGGCGCAGGAAGCCAATTTGTGGACGTTGAAGTCCACACCTGGCCGCACCTACCTGCTGACCCCGACGGGCGGGAACTTCACCATCCCCGTGGTGATCGGGAACCTGGTGGTGGCACCCATCCCGGAACCCGAGCTCCGCAAGCGTGTCTCGTTCGACTTCTGGGCAACGACGCCCCCGTTCGAGGCGGACCTGTGATTCCCCTGGGTTTGACCGCTGCTCAGCAGACGGCGCTGCACGCCACGTTGGTGGATCACCATTCCATCCACGTGACCGTGACCTTGCTGAACCTGGCCGGCGCGAAGCTCTCCGACCTGACCTGGAGATTGCTCGACGGCCAGGTGAACGTTGACGCGGACGCCGACATCACCCGCTCCTGCACCTTGTCGCTGCTGGACCCGAACCGCAGCGTCACGCTGGATTCCGACAGTCCCGATGACGGCGCCATGTACGTGGACCGGATGATCCAGGTCAACTACTCCGTGAAGGCCGCCACCACTGGTGCGACGTGGGTGACGATCCCCGTGTTCACCGGGCCGATCACGAAGCTCGACCGGGACGACGCGATCATCAACGTCGAATGCCAAGGCAAAGAACTTCTCGGCATGGGGCAGGTGTGGACCCCGCGCACCTACCCGAAGGGGTGGCGCAAGGTCGACGTCATCCAGTCGATCCTGCAGACCCGGGCCGGGGAGACGAAGTTCTCGTTCCCCGAGTACACGGCGCAGCTCCCGTCCGATTACGCGATCGGCATGACGAACACGCCGTGGGGTGTCGCCAAGCACGTCGCTACGGGGATGGGGCTGCAGTTGTTCTACGACGGCCGCGGCGTCTGCCGATTGAGGCCCCGCCCACAGTCGTCGGTGTTCCGGTTCAAGCAGGGCAACGGCGGGTCGATCCTCACCACTCCGAAGATCTCCTACACCCTCGATGACCTGAAGAACGTCGTCTATGTGCGGGGCGCGAACGCTGTCCGCGCCACCGCGATCGCACAAGCAGCCCACCCACTGTCTCCGACCAAGCTCGGCCGCAACGGTGTCCCCAGATATCTGCTCGAGGTGTACGAGAACAACACCATCTGGTCGAAGCTCGAGGCGGAAGGCTTCGCCAAATCCATCCTCGCGTCGAAGCTGCTGCAGTCGGTGGACGTTCAGTTCGACGCATTCCCGCTGCCGCACCTGGAACCGATGGACGTGTGCCGGTTCGACACCGACCAAGCATCCAGCGCATTCCGTGCCACGAAGTTTTCCATCCCGCTCACCGCCGGGGGTGTCATGAGCATCGGGTACCTGAAGCGGCTCGGTGTTTATCCTCTGCGGCCGGTCGTGACCAGTAGGGGTTTCCGGCCGAAGCGTGGATGGGCAAGGAGTGCATGGTGACCGATCTCGGTTTGATCCATTCGGCGCAGTCGGCGTCCCTCGGCGGCTACCTCGCTGCCGACGCCGCGCTGTCGGCCACGTCGCTTGTGGTGGATTCGATCGTCGACTTCAACGAAGACGGCGGATCTCTGATGCTGAACGGCGTCACCTACACCTACACTGCCGCGAACTTCGACACACTCACCATCACCCTCGCCACCGGGCTGACCGGCGCGGCGACCGCACAAACCCGGGTCGACGTCACACCGACGGTGGTGGAGAAGACCGCTCTCGTCATGGTGCCCAACACCGAGGACGCGTTGACGGTCCTGGTGCCGCACGCGTTGATGGACCGCATCCCCGAAGGGATCCGGGAAGAGGGCGCGCGGGAGACGGTGCTGTTCGACCGGATCGACGACCGTTTCGTCATCACCGATGTCCTCGGGAAGCAGCCGGTCATCGACGGGTCGTTCATCGACGAAACCACCCTGCCGGCGTCACCGTCCGACGGGCTCCCTCCCGCGAGCAGCCCGACCCCGGTACTGGTGGGTGGGGTCGGTTTCGTCTCGGTGCGCTGGGTGCCGATCAGCAACCACGACACCGTCACCTACTCGCTGTACGGCTCCACCACCACCGGGTTCACCCCTGGCCCCGGGAACCTGCTGGTGGCGACCACGGGATCGTCGTACACCCACCGGCCCTCACCACCTGACTACACCGCCACCTACTACTACAAGATCATCGCCTCCGACGTCGACGGCGCAGCGAGTGCATCGGCTGAGGCGTCGACACAGTTGGTGCAGGCAACAACCCCTGACATCGCCGCCGACTACGTGTACGCCGGTGAGATCTCCGTCGACCAGCTGACCGCAGGCACTCTCACCGCTGATGTGACGTTGTCGTCGACGATCACGACCCGCGGCGGCGGCACCGGCGCGGGCCTGGATATCGCGCAGGACCTAGCCCGCTACGACTCGACCGGTTCACCGACCGCGGTGCTGGGCGACTCGAACGTGTTCAAGGGTGACGTGGAGGCCACGAACCTCACCGTCACCGGTTCCGCAGCGTTCCGGAACGGCACCGAGATCTCCAAGGGCGGGACCCTCACTCTGCAGCAGGGCACCACCGCGCCCACCTCGGCACCGACAGTGGTGGTGGGGTGGCCCATCTTCACTGTCGCCAACCCTCTCAGTGGCGGCTACGGGCTTGTCAGAGCGAACAGCGAATGGAACGTCGTCATCGACTCCGCCGATTTCGGCGGAAACCCTACGGCGTGGATCAACCGGACCACGAACGCCCAGCTCCAATTAGGCACCTCACCCGAACCGCATCCGTGGGGTGGCCTGACCCAGATCGGCACGGACTGGTACACGCTCGGCTGGCTGGCGGTCGAGGGCGCGGGCTATCAATGGTTCATCAGCCGCTACAACTCCTCCGGGGTGCGGCAGACACAAGTCACCTACACGCCGATCGGCGTGGCGTTCGGGTCTGGTGGTGACTTCGCCAACGGGCTCGGAGTAGCAGCCATCGGAACTGACGGCACGAACATTCTCATCGCCGAGTTCGACGACGCGAACAACCGCTACCGGATCCAGGTCCGCAACGCCACCACCCTGGCACTGAGCTCCACCGTAAACACCGGAACCAACTCCGGGTTCACCGGCCCCGTGGTGGGGATCCTCGGCGGCAACTTCGACTTCGGCGCGTTCCGGTACGTCGTCATGTCCAAGAACGGCGCCCACTCCTACCCGTTCACGAACACCGGCACCTACCAGGTCAACGAGGCGTTCGCCTCCGTGGTCACGGGTTCCATGTCCGGTATCGCGTATGCGGACACCGGTGACGGTTCGAGGTTCTGGTCGACCCGCGCTAAGAGCATCGCCGCCAACGCCTACGTGTACAAGCACTCCACGTACTTCTGGACCGACACGACCGACCCGAAGACCCACCGCGCCACCGCGACATGGCGCGACACGAACGCGACCGGCGGGACCCACGAAACCGACATGGGGTCGATCGCGACGTTCTCGATGAAGAAACGCGCCTGGGCATCGTTGACATCGGCCGCGATCCCCAGCGGTGGAACGGACGACCCGAACGCGGTCAGCTTCTACCTAGCGAACTTCAGCACGATCACCCGCACCGACTACTGGCGGCAGACCCTGCCCGCTGACGGCGTGAACACGTTGACCGTCGGCGACTCGATCACATTCAGCGGCACGAACCCGCCGGCAACGAACAACTTCCCCGGCGCCACCGCAGCGCTCATGAAAACCAGCGCCGTGGACGGGTCGGGGAACCCGCACCTCAAGATCGAGGGCGACGGGGACATCTTCCGCGGCCCAGACGTGGCGATGTTGCTCACTCAGCTTCTGACTGCGATCGCCTCAAGTGACCTGGACCTCACCACGACCGATACGGACGTCGCCGGGGCAACCGTCACGTTCACGACGACCCGTCCGAACGCCAGGTACATGTGTATTGGCACGTTCTACTTCTCGGCGCTGCTGGCCAACAGCAGCATCGCTTCCGGGAAGCTGAGCGTGGACGGGGCAACAAACCAGTCCAGGTTCGCGAACTTCACTGGCAGCAACACAGTGCCAGACCGAGGAACCATGTCGCAGACCTGGGTTGGAACGTTGGCGTCCGCTGGCTCGCACACGCTGAAGCTGCGCGGGGTTCATCTCACCACATCAAATGCAGTCCGGGTGAACAGCTCACACACCACCATCACTGTGATGGTCTTCGAATAGGAGCGGCATGTCCTACAGCAGCGTCGTCGAAATGGCACAGTCCAACTCTCTGCGGATGCGGATCGTCGCCTGCGTAGCGCAGGAAGGCATCGACAACCCTGAGAGCTGGACTGCCTCGAACTTGTGGAAGATCGTTTCCCAGCCGGGCTGGGCTGCAGACTGGGACTACGCGAAGGGCACCTACAACGTCAACTCGAACCCTGACACAGGTGCGCGGACTGACGTGATCGACGACGCGCAGATCCTGTCGGCGGTGCAGGCAGTAGCAACCCCCTGACCTGCCCCACCGATGCGAACCCTGGGGACGGTGGGGCAATGCGGCTGATACCTCCGAAGTACCGGCGGGGCGTGAGGATCGGCAAATACGTCTTCCTCACCCTGGCCGGCGCGGCGATGTTCTTCATCTCGTCCGCAGTCCTCACCACTGCCCTCGGGGTCATGGTGTATGCGTGGGCGATCCTGTTGTTCGCGGGTGGCGCGTTCTGCCTGCTGGGGGTGTTAACCGACTGGTGGCTGGGCGAGTTCGTCGGGATTCCCGCGATCTCGTTCGTGTTCTTGATGCTGTTCCTTGTCCTCACCATCAGTGGGCTGACGGAACCCAATCCTGCGCGTATCACATTCGGGCTTCTGTTCGGTTCGTTCATGCTGTGGGTGGTTGCCCGCTTCATCGACATCTGGAACCTCGCCGCCGGTAGTAAGGCGGTGAATGGTGAGTGACTGGCTAAACACGCTCTTCCCGACTGGGGTGGCGGCGGTTCTGCTGGCCGCGTATAAGGGCGTAACCGAGATCCGCAGAGGCGCGCACCGCAAGGAGCGTGGCGCGATCGCGGACCTGAAGAAGTGGCGTGAGGAACAGTACGACGCGAGGCGGCAAGCAGAGAAGGAACGTGACGCGTGGCGCTCCTATGCGGGTAAGTGTGAGTTCGAGCTCGATCGTCGCGGTCTCCCGGTCCCTGCCCGCCCGAAGCTGATCTCTGACGAGGATGCAACATGACTGGCCCGGAGCAGGTGGTTTCGGCGCAGATGCGGGAACGTCGCAGGAGCGGGATCATCTGGCTGGTGCTGGCGTTGATCTTGTCGATGGTGCTGGGGTTCGCGTACCGCACAGACAACCGCGCCGACAACAGCGACAAGCGTCTCCAGACAGCGAGCGCCGAAGTGGAGATGTTGAAGGGGCAGGTCGGCATCAACGGCCAGTTGGCGAAGTCCGCGAAGGACGCCGCCGACGAAGCGAACCGTCGTCTGAAGGCGGCGGGGGAACCCACGGTCCCTGTCCCGACCGAGTCACCGATCAGCCCCTCAATAGCACCTCCTCCGTACCAGGATGAGTTCACCGCGGAGGAAGCAGCTGCGGTGCGGGTGATCGTGGCGGACCAGATCGCCCGCACCCCGGCGAAATTGACGCAGGCTGAGATCACCCAGATCGCCCGTGTCGCTGCCGCGCTTGTACCGAAACCGAAAGACGGGAAGACGCCCACCGCGGCGGAGTTGCAGCCGATCGTCACCGCGGCTCTCGCGGCGTACTGCGTGGACGACAGGTGCACCGGGAAGACCGGCCCTGAAGGCCCTAAAGGCGACCCGGGTGCCGACGCTCCAGCGGTGACCGATGAACAACTCCTGGCTGCCGCCCAGCAGGCCCTCGCGGCCTACTGCGGGCAGGACTCCAAGCCGTGCGCGGGAACGGTAGGACCCACCGGCCCGCAAGGCCCACAGGGCGCTGAAGGCCCAGCAGGTCGGGGCATCGCTGACACCGACTGCTTAGACGACGGCACCTGGAAGTTCTACTACACCGACGGCACCACCGACATCGTGCGTGGACCCTGCCGGATCCCGGTGCCACCAGTAGAGACATCGAACTAGGAACGGGGAAACCATGGCTCGACCGATGTCCAAGGCGGAGTGGATCACCGCCCTCACCAAGTGGAGAGTCCCGGTCAGGTGGTATCCGGGCTGGGACACTCGCGGACGCCCCGGCGACTTCGACACCATCAACGGTGTCGTCATTCACCACACCGGCTCCGACGCCGGCCAGGGCGACGACTACCTGAAGTTCCTGTTCGTGGACGGCCGCGCCTCCGAAGGCATCCCCGGCCCGCTGTGCCACTCCGCGGCGGACATGGACGGCGATCTTTGGATGGGCGCTATCGGCCGCGCCAACCACGCAGGGCGGGGCTCGAGCAGGACACTGAACTATGTGATCAGCGAGGACTACCGCGGCTTCTCCGCGGAGATCGCACCCGGTGAGGACGACACCGACGGCAACGCCCACTTCTACGGCTGCGAGGTCAGATACGACGGCGGCCAACCGATGACGGACAAGCAGTACACCGCCGCCGTGCGGTGGGCCGCCGCGATCTGCGACCACTACGGCTGGACAGCGTTGAGCGTGATCGGGCACCGCGAGTGGACGAGCCGCAAGAACGACCCAGGCCACTGCGCCATGTACAAGTTCCGCGCCGACGTCGCCGCGCTCTTGAAGGCCGGGCCGCCCACCGACAAACCCCCCGTAGACACCACAGGAGACACCATGGCTGACCTGCGCAACGACATCGTCGGCAACGACGCCGACGGTTCACCGATGACGATGGCCGAGCTCGCCGCGCGCGCCGGCGGGTTCGTCTACAGCTCCATCACCGAGGGCGGCAAGGTCGACCAGGCCCTGGACGACATCCGCGCCGCGCTGACTGATGTCGTGGCCCGCCTGCAGCGCATCGAGGACGACACTGACCGTATCGCGTAATGCCCGTCTACGAGTGGGAGACCTGGACAGGTATCCCTCAGAAGACGATCGCCGACAAGGTCGTATTCAAACCCGGCCATGTCGTGTGGCTCACCCTCGACGACCAGCTCGTATTGGCTGAGCGGAACTCGAACGTCAACCACCTCAAGCAACTCGAGGAGACCCCATGAAGACACCGAGGCCAGTCCTCATCATGAACTCTGTGCTGGCCGCGTTGACGTTCATCGGTGGCGGCGCGGCCCTCGCCGATGTTGTGCCGGCCAAAGCCCTCGGTCTGGGGCTGCTGGCGCTGGGTGGTATCCAGATCGGCTGGTCCACCTACGTGCAGGGTCAGGTGGTGCCGTTGCAGAACACTGCCGCCCACATCGACACCAAGACCGGCGCGTTGATCGCGGGCCCTGCGGCTCCTGGTGTCGCGTCGAGCTCGTACGGTTCCACGAATGTCGGTGACGTGGTGGACGTGTTGAAGGCGGACCCGGCATGAACGTCTTGTATGCGGTGCTGCTGTGGATCGGCGCGGTCCTGTTCCTGCTGGACGTGATCGGTGTCCCGGCCAGGATCAACCTCACCGCCGCTGGGCTACTCGCGTGGATCCTGGTTCCACTGCTGATGTTCACCGACCGGGTCATCTGACCCCGCATCCTCCTCAGGCTCCACCTCAACCTCTTCGGGTTCGGTGGCTTGCAGCCAGCGTTGGGCGCGTTCCCAGAACCGGGTGTCGGTGACCGCATGACCGCACGGCTCCAGCTGGATCCGGTCAGGGTCGATCCGCACCTCCGCAACGGGGTCTCCGCAGACCGGGCAATACGGCTGTTTCATGTCACCTCGTTGTAGTCTGTTGCCGCTGGCCCCGGTTCCCCTGATGCTGGTCGTTCGTCGCGACCAGCCCAGTGGGGCCAAGGCAGGAAGGTGTCCCCTCCACCGTGGTCACTCGCGCCGGGGCCAGCCTCAGAGCCGCTCCAGGCGCGCCACATACGCCTTGTCGTGCACCAGCAGATGCACACCCGTGGTCCCCAGCAGCGGTATGTCCCAGTGGATCTGGATCCCGGTAGCTGCCACCGCAACCACGGTCCCTGCCCCGTAGTCATCGGACCGGACCCGAGACCCGATCTCAGGATCCACCAGCCCAGGGTCGCGCTCTGGTGGGACTGTCCGCTCGACAGGAAGCCCGATGATCTGACGGTTCGGCTCGCTCACTGTCCCACTCCTTCCCCATGCCTGCGGTCCCAGCGCGCAGACATAGTCATCACGAACCCGAGCACGGCGATGACAGCCAGCAAGAAGATCCCTGCCGCCTGAGCGCTGATGTCCGGGCCGTTGGCGAGGTCGACCCCGATCGCCATGGCAATCAGCAGGCCGATGATTGTCAGGACTCCCAGTGGCAACAGGAGAAGGACCGACACTGCCAACAGACCGCCGATCCACGGGTTCTGCGGCTCAGCGTCCAATGCGGGGCTCACCACTCCACTCCTTCGAGGATCACGACGTCACCACCGGACTCGGCAGTCAACCGTTCCAGCGCCGCGTGCGCCGCATGCTCCGTGTCGTACAGGTCCGACACGCGTTCCCCGTCAACATCCTGCACATACCAGGACGCGTGACGGACGCTGTAGTCAACTGAGTAGGTCATGATGGATCTCCGTGAGTTGGGCACTGCCAGAACCGGTCATCCGGGATCGGCAGACTAGCGTGGCCGGGGTCCTTGCGGATGCAGACTATGTGCCGGTTGATGATGCACTCGTCCTCATAGAGACTGAGCAGGACCGGATCGACAGCCTCCCGGCGAGGACCGCGCATAACTTCCACCTCGACGGTGCCGTGGATGATGCCGCCCTTGCTGTGCTCGGTCATTGCTTCACCTTCTCTACCCACTGGTTGATAGCCTCCCACTGAGGCGGTGTCGCGGTGATGTGGAAGGTGGTCTCGCCCGGCGAGTCACCCAGGGTCTCGTGGTAACGGATGTCGTGCAGCCGCAGGTATTGCCGCATCTGGTGTCTTACGAGTGCGCCGGCAACAACAAGCTCGCGACGCTCCGGCCCGCTCATTCCCAAGCCTCCTGCCATCCCTCACGCCCCTTGTACGGCGAAGCGAGCAGACGAATCGCCAGATCGAGCCCGTCACTCCAGCCTCGCACCATGCCCTCTTGGTACGGATCGTTTGGTGGGCGTTCGCTCAATGCCTGCTGATAGGCCGCGAGGATCTTCCGGTCGGCCGCGATCCGGGCCAGCGCGAGAGCCGGACCTCCGCAGTTGCAGTTGTCGATCTCGCCCAGCTCGGCGTAGTCGAGGTAGCTCGGAATGCCGTCGCAGGTCATGGCGTGGACCCTAGCGTGCTCGTCAAAGACCAGCCGCTCTTCCTCATCCCAGATGCGGGTGAGCCATGCTGCCAGGTCAACAATCGCGGTGTGGCTCACGACTTCGCCCCGTCCAAGTCAACGCGGATCAACTCGCCAACGCGATACAGCTTCCAGCCGTTGCCGTCGACGCGGTTAACGACACGCGCCTTCACCAGGTCGTACGCCTTCGAGATCGCATCCCAATCAGTCACGCCTGATACATACAGCGATTCGGCCTCGCGGGCCGCCTCAAGGGCAGCCGGGATGTACGCCTTGATCTGCTCGGTCGAGTCGTTAGATCCGAACCGAATAACCGCCTGAACGGCCGCGTCGACAGCGGCCTCCGCTGCCAGGTCAACAGTCTGCGTCTCAGTCACGAGCGGGCCCACGTTCATGCATTGGGCTGTCCGGCTTGATCTCCCACCGGGGGCGCGGCTTCAGCCCAGACCATGCGGGGAATGGCTCGACCTCGTAAACGATCTTGCCGTCCAGTAAGACCTCCATGGCGACGACCGCGCCAACAGGGACGCCGCCAACGCGCAGGAGTGTTCGGTGGTCTTCCTGAGCCTCACCGATGTCATCGGCTATGCGCACAAGCTCATCAGTTATCTCGCGTAGCTTGCTATCGTTCATGTCGGGTCGAGCTCCTAACCTGGATCGACTCTCGCGCTCTCCACCCCTTCGCCGGGTGGGGAGCGCTTCTTTCTGTTTGTGTAGCCTAGCGTCTTCTATAGCCCTACGGCTCGGTACCTACAAATGGCCGACGAGAATGAAGGCGGACGATCAGGTCCCCTTCAGTTGGCCGCTCCAGCAACCGGGTCAGCCGACCATCTCCCCGTACTCAGCGATGAACCGGTCCACATGCTCCCCGTACATGTCCTCGCCTGTCTCCTCGTCACACTCCAACTGCTTGTGCAGGTCATAGTCCAGGAACTCCACCACGCGCCGCAGTGCGGCGTCCACAGCCTCGCGCTCCAGACTCACGACTCTTCCCCCTTACGCCCACCCAGCTCTGACGGGACCGCTTGGATCACCTTCACCAGGGCCAACTGAACCGCGACCATCCCCTGCCCCTCCAGCGACTCGTCCAGCACATCCAGCCCGTACGCCTTCAGCACCTGGCACACGTCGTAGGCCATCCCGAACGGCAGATCCTTGGCGGGCGTGCCGAGGGGCTTGATCTCCAGCGTCTGGCTGCTCACAACTCTTGCATCTCCTCGATCTGGTGCCGCGCCTCAGCGCGCCGCATGAATGCCTGCCCCTTACTTGAGGCCGCCCAATCTTCCAGCGTCTCCCCGTTCGCGTAGGTGACCCTGATCTCCCAGTCGCCCCACCGTTCCATGCGTGTCACGGACTTGCTCACTTCCTTTACCATCACAGGCCAGCCTTCGTCACACCGTAGACAGCCTGCGCGTGAGTGAACCCGTCACCCGCATCTGACTCGAGCTGGTGGATCAGACCCTGCCGCGAGAAATGCGTCATCTCCAGGTACGACTTCGCGGCTTTCGCGGCCTGCTCGTTCCAGTTGACCTTGATGTGGTCCACGGCGTACGTCGCATCCGCCAGCGAGAACCCCTCACCCGCCTTGGACGAGAGTTGGTGGATCAGGCCCTTGCGGCTGAACGCGGTGAACGCCAGATAAGACTCGGCCGAGCCGATCGCCTGCTTCTGGCTCTCGGTCATCGCCGGGCGTGTGGCCTTCGGCGCGGTCGTCTTGGTGGTGGCCTTCGGTGCCTGGGTCGTGGCTGGTGCAGTCGTGGCCGGCGCCGTGGGCGCGGTTGTGGGGCTGCCTGCCTTCGACGTGACCTCGACCGGCGCCTTCGTGTCCACGCTCGACAACGCACCGACCAGCAGGACGAACCCGCCGATCACGGCGAGGACGATGTTGCGGGCGGTGTGCTTCTTCTTCGGCGGCTGGACTGGTTGCTGCGGCAGGTAGCCCTGCGGAGCGGGGCCGTTGGTGTAGTTCGGCGGCTGCATGCCGTCGTGGAACTGGCTCATGATGCTCTCCCCTGTAGGTCTGAAGGTTGCTCTTGCCGCTCTCTTGCCGCTCCAGTTTTCGCAGACTCCTTGCGGAATAGGCTCTGGAGTGGCTGTCTGAGCGTGAATCCTGGGTGTTTACCGAGACCACGGCGGAGATCCGTACCTTTCCTGGTGTGGAAGTAGGAACCGCAGGTCACGGGCTCTTACAGGTCCAAGGTAGCACCAAATGGGTTCATTTGGGAATACCCGGGTGCGCCTGAGGTGGTTGCTCTTGCCGATCCACTGCCGCTCCAAGTGCGGCACGCGCCTGGTCGAACCTCGCCTCGGTCGCGTGGATGTACCGCTCCACCGACCGCAGCGACTTGTGCCCCATCAACGCCGCGATCTGGTGCGGCGGTACACCCGCCTCGGCCAGCCACGACCCGTACGTGTGCCGCAGGTCATGGGGGGTCGGCTGCGGGTCAGCCAGTTTCGCGCGGCGCAACGCCGGCGTCCACACATCCACATGCCAGTGCTCGTACCACAACCGGCCCCCGGACTCCGAGATGAACACCAACTCCTCGTTCAGTTCGGGTATCGCCTGCGAAAGCTGAATCACCAGCTCGTCGGTCAATGGGACCGGCCTCACCCCGGACGATGTCTTCGGCTTCTTCTCATCACCCTTGCGGGGGAGCACCTTCACGACCTGGATGCGTTTCCGCAGGAGGTCGACGCGGAACCTCCGCAGCCCGGCAGCCTCCTGCCATCTCAACCCGCAGTACAAGAGCAGCGAAGGAAACAGCCGGTCCTCGTCGCTGAACTGCTCAAGCAGCCGATCGGCTTCGGCCCGGGTGAGGATCCGGTCCACATGCGGGTCCGGGGAAGTGGCGGACACGTCCGCGGTCGGATCGGCAGTCAACAGCCTGTGCTTGACCGCGGCCCGCAGCATCTGCCCCAGCAACCGCAGCGCACCGTTGACCGTGGGTTTGCCGATCTCCCTGGCTTCCAACTCGCTAACCCATGCTTCGACGTCCCAGGACTGGATGGCCGACAGCGGCCAGGTCCCGAACTTCGGTTCAATGTAGAGACGCCACCAGCTGTCTGTACGGCGTCTGGTGGCGAGCTCGACCCGACGGGTCTTCTCCCACTTCTCCCGCCAGGCGGTGAGGGTGATCTTTCCTGCATGCGGGTCGACCCATTCACCTCGGCGGATCTTGGCCTCTTCATCGTCGGCCCACGCCTTGACAACGGTCCTCAATGGGTCGCTCTTGTAATATCTCTTCCCCGACGGGTGCCGAACGCCGGCCTGCCACTTGCCTTTCGGCTTCTCGTCTGGCCTGAGTTCACCGCGTCGCTCTCGGCGCTTCTGCTCCGGTGTCAGGAGTCGACGAATCTCAGCCATTCCACCCCCCGAAGTAACTCGCACAGATCCTCGGCGACTTCGTCACTGACCTCGCCGTACAGGTCGAGCTCAAGCAGAGCCCTGGTCACTGCTCGGCGCGTGCGCCCTCCGTCGCCAGGATCCGGAGCATCCTCCGCGCCCCAGGCGACAGTTTCGGCCAGGCGGCGATCACAGCTTCGAGGTCCGGGTCTTGGACTGGTTGCGGGTCCATACCTTTCAGGATCCGCTCCACCGACCCCTCGCGCCACCTGAGCGCTCTCTCCAGCGCTGAAATGGTGGCAGGGTCGTACGACGACTTCCGGTTGTGCTCGATGTTGTCCAGCGTCGAAGTGGACAGGCCCGACCTCGCCGAGAGTTGGGCGATGCTGTACCCGAGGGATGCGCGTTGCGTGGTCACAGCCTCCGCGAGTCTGTCCCATCGTCTGTGAACCACAGAGGTGAGAGTGCCGACCTGCGAGCCCGATCGGCACGCTCCCACACCTTCGTTCGGGAATCGTGGGGAAATCCCTACCCACGATCAGCCACACCTGCGACAGCGTGCAGCGCCGTAGCGGTGCCACAGTTCGGACAATGGGGCAATTTGGCGACCACGTGCGGCCGGCGCCGTTCCCCCATCGTCATGCCCTCCCGGTAGCCCTCCTTGTATGCCTCGTCGTACGTCTCGTCCTGTCCCCTCTCGCGGCCGACGTTGTAGATCTCGTTGGCCGCGAGGTTCTGGGTACGCAGCTCCTTGAAGCACACCAAGGTCAGTCCCCCGAGGAACAGGACGATCCCGACCCTGACGGGGTCGAACTCTTTGGCACTTCCCCAGACGATGCACACCACCCCCAAGCTCGCCATGACTACCCCAGTGATTCCTAGCTTGCTCGGCTTGTTCACAACCCAGTCCCTTCCGAACAGGTTGATCCATATCGGTCCCCCCCGCCGCAGCGGTTCAGAACGTGTATCTGTGCCGGAAGCCAAAAGGTTACGGGAACTTTGTGTCACGTTTCGGTTACGATCCGTGTGTCGGTTTGTCATGACTCTTCGCGGTGTGACCACCGCACTCCACCTCCTGGTTGGCTGCCCGTTCGCCGCAGGGGAGGCATCGGGGAATCGAACAGATCGAGCGTGACCCGAATGAGGTCGGGGTCGGCACCGGAGTTGTAAATCCGCTTCTTGTCACCGGTGCCGATGTAGATGAGCCAGTCCGCCGGCAGGCCGAGCTTGCCGCCCATCGCCCGCAGCATCGTCTCTGAGACGTCGGGGTCCTCGGCCTTGATGCGCTTGATCGTCGGCAGGCGGGGGCGGCCAGGTGCGGCACCGAGGGCTCTGGTGGACAGCCCTTGGCGGGCAATCTCTTCGGTGACGAATCGGGCGACGCGGGCGCGTCCATGTCTGTCGATCATGTAGCGAATCATGGCAGACCTTCTCGGTTCATTCCGGTTCATTCGGGGTCATGTCAGCCACGGTACGGCCTAGACCACGAACCCGCAATAGCTTGTTTGAACCCACTTGGACTCGAAAAAGTCTCATTTGGACCTTGCACAGATTGCGCACAGGGCGTAACGTTCGGGTCGTGAACTCAAAAGAGCCCACTTGGACCCACTCGGGTCGGGTGAACAAGGAAGGCCCAAAGCCGGTCAAGTTCCCCTGCCTCCCGCGTCTCGTGATCGCGGCCCTGGTCCTCGGAGGACTCCTGACAGGACTGGTGATCCGGTGACGAAGCCGAAGACAGAACCCACCGAGGTGAAGCGTCTCCTGACCGTCCGCGAGGCAGCTCAGGTGCTGGGGTTCAAGACGCCGAACCCGGTCTACAAGCTCATCGCGTCAGGTCATCTGCCGACCGTGGACCTCCCGATCCGCGGCGGCACACGGATCGACCAGAAAGACCTGGACGAGTTCCTGGTGCGCCGAAAGCGCATCGCCTGATCCCGGGTCGCTGTCGGTTAACAGCCGCCTCCCCATGTTGGCGGCTTGAGCTATCCCCCCGGCTCCCGGCAGCGATCCGGCTCCAACGAACTTCACAAGAGAAATAGCCGAGCCCCCTGGCTCTACCGCGAAGCAGCAACCAAGGGGCCCAGACGAAATGAGGGTAGCAGTGAACGCAGTCAAGTGGGTGGGTATCGGGATCGTGGTTTGGGTCGCCGTCGCGGTCCTGTTGACGGTCGGTTGGTCCGCCGTCATACGCGACATCAACCGGACCCCGCGCCCGGTCGAGGAGAGCGACGACACGCGCGCACTGAGGGTGGTGCGCTGACATGGCCGGCAAAGACTACGGGCCTCGTGGGTGTTGTGGCCCATCGGCGTACGGCGTGCTGTTCTTCATCATCGGCGGTTTGACCGTCCTGGGGTGGTGGGTCGCGTGAGCATCCCAGGGGGGACCGGCGAGACCGCTGGCACCTACAAGGCGATGAACGACGTCGCCCAGTTCACCGACGGCATGGCGCGTCTCGCCCAGTTGTTCACGATGCACCCGGAGTTGAAGTGGCTTCAGGCAACGACTGACCCGTCTGGTCACGTGGACATCATCGTGTCCGCCGGGACCGGGGTCCTTCGGGATTGGGTGCATGCGCTGCCGTCGGCTCGCCGCAAACAGGACATCTACAGCATCCACTCAGGGGCTGCGTTTGAGGAGTTGCTGGTGGACGGGCCTCTCACGGTGCATGTCCGGGATCGGGGTCGGCCATGACCCGCCTCTACACAGCCGTGCGGCGTACGGCGTGCGCTGTCTGCAACAACAACCACGGCCGCTGGATGTGCGACATCTGCGACCTGACTGTCTGCACCGGATGCGGCCACACCTGCGCGGGAGGTGCGTCATGACCGAGAAGCTCCGCACCATTGACGAACTCACCACCAGCATGGAGATCCGCCGCACCGACGGCACGTGGGTGCGAGTGGCAGACATCGACCCAAGCGACGACGGATCCGTAGATGGGATCGGCATCGTCGGCCTCATTGACGGAAGGTTCACGATCGTCCGTTCCAACCAGGCCATCATGTCTCGCGAGGTGGCGTCATGACCCGCATCAACGAAGCGGCGCGGGTAGCTGGACTGGCAGCTCTCCATGCCGATAGCGAGTGGCATCGATCCGACGGCACTGGGGTGTGGCGCGCCAACTACGCCCGCGCTGTTGACCTTGTCTTGGAGGCTGCTCTTCCCCACTTGGAGGGAGCCACACCAGCAATCGACCGGGAAGCGCTGCTGGTTCGGTTCGAGGACCTGCTGCGAGAGCACAAGGCATTCGAGCGGATGCCGATGAGCAACAAGCAGTTGGACGCTGACCTGACCGCCCTGGCTACTGCATTGGTGGGACTGATCGGTGGTGCTTCCAAGTGACCGCCGTCGTCTACAGCCTGAACCGTCACCGCGACGTCTCCGGTGTCTCCGGTGAAGGTGACGAGAAGGCCACAGTGGTGGAGTTCGCTTCCGGCTTGTCCGTCCTGCACTGGAACTCGGACACGCCATCGATCCAGGTCCACACGGATGTGCGGCACATCCTCGACCTGCACGGCCACGGCGGTGCTTCGACGCTCGAACTGTACGAGGGGCATCGTCTGCTGACCGCGTACCAGCAGACCACGGTCTGGCTCCTCAGTGCTCGCTTTCACGACCGGCCGATCTCGGTGAAGCCCCACCCGGACCACCTGGACAGGTTGCTGCTCACCTTCAAGGATGAGCGGCCCTGGCGGATGTGGATCGCCCTGCTGGACGGCTCCACGTACGCCGCGACCCATGAAGAGGTCAAGGGTCAGATCCGAACCACGTGGGTCAGCCCTGACGGGAACCTGTGGCTCGAGTACTCCACCCCCGGCACATTCATGGACCTGCTCGAAGGCCAGACGTACGACGAATACCCAGATCACGACTGCCACGATCCCAGGGATTAGCTATGACATCCAAGGTGCAGAGATTGTCTCGCCAGCGCTTCAAGGCGATGCGGGAAGGCAAGCCGTTCGATCCGCCGGCGGTGCACGCTGACAAGGTCGCGGCGCAACTGGTGGCCGCAGCGGCCAGCGACCCGGCGCCTGTCAGCAGGGCGTACCGGCAGTACTGGGAGACCCGGGCATTCGACCGGTTCATGGAGCTGTGCCGTACGACCCCAGTGAGAGCGAGGCGGCCATGAACCTCGGTCAACTCCCCGGCCTCGCCTGGGATCTCGCGGCCTGGTTCCTGGTCCTGTCGGCTGCTTCTGCTGGCGTCATCGGCCTTGTGTGCAAGGCCCGCGCCAGGGGCAGGCGACTCTTCCGCGATGAACCGTTGGCGAGAGTCCACGCACTCCGCCGCGACACCACCAACGACCACATCTACGACGGAGCCTAGCCATGCCGTACACGATCACTCGCGAAGACCCTGAGCGTGATCTGAGAGCGCTTCGAGGCGCACTCAGTGGCTTCCCGATAGGCATCTCCAGTTCCATCATCCCGGCTCTTCAAGAGCTTGCTGACTCCATCGAGGAGCAGCTTTCGAAGCCCGCCATCGAGGAGCCGATCAAGTTCGGTTCCATCGTGCGCGCCGGAATCGACGGCCTGAGTGACCGGGTCCTTTGGCAGCGGCTCTGCACGGGTGGATGGCAAAGCGAACATGGCACATTCACCGCCTCCTTCGACTGGCTCGACCACCCCGAGGTGCTACGTGTCGGCATCGGCGACTGCCCGGCATGTTCGGAGTCCGCTCCAGAGTGGGCACGCCTAGACGCGGCGAACGCCGACGAGGACGCCTACGCCAAGGGCATCACCAAGGGCATCGAGCGCGCAAAGGCTGTCCACATCCTGAGGCTCAGAGACCTCCGTTCCGTCGCTATCTCAGCTGAACGGAAGGACGCCTACGACAAGGCGATCCGGGCCGTTGAGGAGCCGCTGCCGTGATCCGCGCCGTCGGCTATCTCCTGTCCGAGCTGTTCTGGACCCTGGTGCACCGCCTACTTGACCCGTACGCGACATGGGACCACGAAGACGACCGAACCACACCGCAGAACGTGGCGGACTGGGTCGGTGAGCATCGCCCTCCTTCCGAAAGGGGGTGAGTCCGATGAGCCGCAGTGGCTGGGACTGGTGAGAGCCCTAGGCAACTAACTATTCATCGCCCGCCCCACCTGGGGGGTGGGGCCTCAAACCGACAGGGGAGGAACCCGTGAGCGAGCCCGATCTGAGCCAAGACTTAACGACCGCTGTCATCCGCCTCGCGATCTCCCGCAACATACTCCTCACCAGCAACCAGCGGCTCAGCTGGCAGGAGAAAGCCAGGCACACGAAAGCGATCCGGGAACTCGCCTACCTGTGGTGCAGGGCGCACCGCCCACAGAAGATGCACGCCGCCACCTGTGACATCAAGGTCACCTGGCCGGATAACCGCCAACGCGACGTGATGAACCTGGAGCCAACCTTCAAGGCGTGTTTCGACGGGATCATCGGCGACTCGAAACCCTTGTCGGTGTCGTACAACCTACTGCCTTCGGATTCCGACCTGCATCTACGCAAGGTCTCCGTTGCGGCCGGCGGTGACCGCCACAAGGTGCCAGGGGTCGCCTGTTTCATCAAATTCACTTTCACCGAGGTGACCCCATGACGAAGAACTCGACTATCCGCGAGGTGGAGAAGCTTGAGGCCGCGATGGAGACCAACCCGCCGGTGATCGAGTGGAGATTGGATCCGCGGAGCCGCGTCATGGTCGCTTGGTCGGTGCATGACCCTTACCCGGACGGCGCTCACAACGGCGAGAAGACGTCCTGCAAACGAGGCCACCGGTACACCGCCGAGAACACGATCCACACCTCGGGCGGCTGGCGGCAGTGCCGTACCTGCAAGAACGAGGACCGGAAACCGCTCACGGATGAGCAGAAGCAGCGAGCACTGGAGCTTAAACGGCTGCGTCGTCAGCAGCGCAAGGAGAACGCAGCATGAGCCAGATCTACACCGCCTTGAACAACGTCATGCGAGACGTTGGCGCGGTCAAGAAGAACGACCGCAACGAGGTGCAGCGGTTCATGTTCCGAGGCGTCGACGCCGTCGTGAACGCGGTGTACCCAGCGCTGCTGGAGCATGGCGTGACCGTGTCACCGAACGTCCGGTCCTACGACTACGGGACTGTCGAGGTCGGCCAGGGTGAACGCCGCAAGCCGATGGGGCACGCGCGGGTTGTGGTGGAGTACACGTTCACGTCCACCGAGGACGGCTCCGCTGTCACTGCGTCGGCGGCCGGCGAGGCGATGGACTCCGGCGACAAGGCCACCCCGAAGGCGATGTCGGTGGCTCTGCGCACCGCGCTGCTGCAATCGCTGATGCTGCCCACGGATGACCCAGAACCGGACGCGCACTCCTACGAACGCGCTGCGGTGGACCCGATCGTTGAGGCCCGGGTTGCTGTGAAGGCTGCATGGGAGGTGAACAACGGTTCGTTCGACCCTGTCGCCGTAGGGAAGGCGTTCAGCTTCTGGTCGGACGGCGAGGTGCTGATGGATGCCACCGCTGACCGGCTCTACCAGTACGCCAACCATTTGACGAAGGAGCAGAGCGCATGAAGGTGCTCGCCGTTCTCGTGCTGTCCATTGTCGTGCTGACCGGCTGCAAGGACCCGAACGCCTGCGGCCCTGGCGATGTTGACCGTGACCACGACGGCATCTGCCACGAGAAGTGAGGTTGAGATGCGCAGAAGCAAGGAGAATCCGGACGCGCTGACCGACGACGAGATCGCCTTCCTCCGTTCGGATAAGGCCCCGGATGCTGTGCGCCAGTTCGTCTCTCGGCGGCACGAGTCGTTGGGTACTCGCACCCGCGCCTATCGCAAGGTCGCTGCCGCAGCCAGAGCGGAACGCGATGCGCTGGTGGAGATCGCGACTCTAGGGGCGATCCGGGCGGCAGCAGGCAACACCGTCGCAGCCGAGCAACGCGTGAAGCAACTGGAAGCGGAGCAGCGACAGCTAACGAGAGAGCTTAACGCTACGCGCAGCCAGCTGGAGCAGGCCACAGCGGCACCCGCAATCGCGGTCCACTCCGGAGGCCGCGAATGACGCCACGAAGCACCCCCAGAAGCGTCGCGGAGTACGCCAAGCAGTTTGCCGACGAGATGGGAGTCAGTGCCGGATACGCACGGCAGTACATGAACAGGCGGTTCACGAAGCAGCAATTGGAAGAACTGGACGCGCGACTCCGCGCGCGGGCTTCTATGGCCGAGCTTGAGGCTGCTAGATCGCTGACAGAAAAGGACATCGAGTGGCTGGCCGACGATGACGACCCGGAAGCAGGTCTGGACTTCCTCATCGGCCATCGCTCGCACCAGATCCTGAACTACGGGGGTCTCTGATGAGTGCCGAGTTGGTGGATCCGTTCGCGCCGGCCCCGATCTACCCGATGACCGCGGAGGAGTATGACGCGATCCGTGACGACCTGCGCGACTGCTACCTGCGTCAGCAGTGGCTACTCCCGGCAATGATCAACCGCTGCGTCGCAGTTTTGGGTGTTATCGCCCAGACGGGGACGGACGCGGACAACCGGGCTGCTACGCAGGCTTTGCGGCACCTGATCAAGGACGCAATGGAGGCCGCGGGATGACGCCCTACTACAGCGACGAGTCCGTGACGCTCTATCACGGTGACTGCCGAGAGATACTGCCGTCGCTCGGTGACCAGACCGTCGACTGCGTGATCACTGACCCGCCATACAGCGACTGGACCCACGAGAACGTCCGCTCCAACTCAGACCGTGCCAAGGGTCACGGCAACCGGGTCCTCAGCGGCAACTTCGGGTTCGACAGCATTACCGATGAGGACGCACGCGCAGCGCTGGTCCATTGCGGCCGCGTCACCCGCCGCTGGGTGATATCCAACCTGGACTACCGGCACGCCTTCGGCTACAGCGATAACCCGCCTGAAGGGCTGCGCCTGCTACGAGTCGGGATCTGGGTGAAGACCAACCCGATGCCTCAGATCAGCGGCGACCGCCCGGCTCAAGGGTGGGAAGCGATCGCGTTCATGCACCGCTCCGACGTGAAGCCGGCATGGAACGGCAAGGGCCGGGCAAGCGTATGGACCCACCCAACCGGGATGGACCGGACCGGCCACCCAACTGCGAAGCCCCTCGTGATGGTGGCCGATTGGGTGCGGCTCTTCACCAACCCCGGGGACTTGGTCCTTGACCCGTTTGCAGGATCTGGAACAACGCTCCGCGCCGCAAAGGATGAAGGACGCCGCTCGATCGGTATCGAGCAGGACGAGCAGTACTGCGAGCTGATTGTGAAGAGGCTCGCCCAGAATGTCCTCGACTTCGGGGAGGTCTCATGATCCTCCGTTGTGGGTGTTACGACCAAGCCGACGACATCGTGTTCGGGCCACGTCACCAATGCACCACACGCTCAGCTCTGAGCACCCCCGACCCTGAGCCCCACCCGCACGAGGCCCCCTCGGAACCCCTGTACCACCACGTATTAGGGGAGGACGAGACCCATGACTGAGGACCACGCCCTCACCCCTGTTGCTGCCGAGCGCCGCCTTGTCGCTCTCGACACCGCGATGACACAGGCCGAGCTCGCGCTACGTCGCGCCCGAGACACCGAGGTAGCAGCGAAGCATGCCTACGAGGCCGCACGCCGCCGAGCCGGGTTCGACAAGGAATGCCCGCGAGTGGAGCGCGGCGGCGCCACGGTCGACATGCGCAAGCAGTGGATCGAAGACAAGTGCGCCGAAGAAGGCCGCACGTACGACATCGCCACCGCTGCCCGCGAGGCAGCCCAAGACCACCACCGCACCGTCAGGGACCAAGCCATGGTGGCCATGGCTCTGCTGCGCTCTGTCTCGGTGGCCTACAACATGTCGGGGGTGTCCTGATGTCCCCGAAGGCGACTAGGGCGGTCCAGGAGGCCGCTAGAAGGATCGTCCGGGAACGCGACCAGGACAGGTGCTGCATGTGCGGCATCCACATCACCGACGGCAACGGCGCCCAACACCACCGGATCGCCAAGGGGATGGGTGGGTCGGCGCTGCTCGAGTCCCCATCGAACCTCGTCACCCTATGCGGACGCGGCAATAAGGACCTCGATCATGGGAAGGTCCACGGCAATCCGGAGTGGGCTCGGAATCACGGCTGGATCGTGTCGCGGCATCTCGACCCCGCTGAGATCCCCGTGGACATGGTCGACGGTTGGTGGCTGCTCGACGCCGATGGTGGCCGGCGTCCGTACGTCCAGGAGGTCGCATGACCGTTGACCCTTCGTCCCCCATGGTCAACCCTGGCCGCCGGCTGTATGAGCGCGCACGTGCGCTGCAGCGAGCCAAGCGTGCCTACCTGCTGCGTCGGGGTGTCACCGCTGTCCCGACCAGACCAGCGACAGTCCTGCAGTTCCCACCGCGGCCGTCGCCGCCAGACGAGGAGGTGAGTTAGATTCCCTGGTTCAAGGTAGACGACGGGTTCGCCTTCCACCGCAAGACGATCCGTGCAGGTAACCTCGCGGTCGGCCTGTGGGTGCGCGCTGGTTCATGGAGCGCTCAGCAGCTGACTGATGGCCACGTGCCGGCCGATGTTCTCGCGGCTCTCGGTGGAACTACGGAGGACGCCGAGCGCCTCGTTGAGGCCGGTCTGTGGATCAACAGTGAGGCAGGCTACGACTTCCGGAACTGGCATGACTTCCAGCCGTCTCGTGAGTCTGTCGAGGAGGAGCGCGAGAAGGCCAGGAAACGCAAGCAAGCATGGCGCGAAGCCAGGACGAACGCTGGTAGTCCCGTTGTTCGTCCCACCGGGACAGACGACGGGACACTACCTGGGACGGATATTGGGACGGACGCTGTCGGTTCAGCTTCCCCGACCCGACCCGACCCGACCCGACCCGAAGTACCTAAAGGTACTCAAAGAACAGGCGCGAAACGCGCCACCCAGCTGCCGGACGACTGGAAGCCGAATGAGACTCATCTGGAGATCGCTCGCGAGTACGGCTTAGACCCTGCTTACGAACTCAGGGCGTTCAAGGACCGCAACGAGGCGAAGGGGACGACGTACAAGAACTGGGACGCTGCCTTCCGGACCTGGTTGAACCAGGCGAAGACGTTCCGTGGTGGATCTTCCGCCGCTGCCCCTGTGCGGCGGAATGGGTACGCCCCTGACGATGTGCGGGCGAGGTTCCAGTGACCGGCTCAGCGCACATCCTCCGCGCCAACTCCAGCTCCTTGCCGCTCGCTGACGACTCGGTGGATCTCGTCGTCACGTCCCCGCCGTACTTCGCGCTGCGCTCGTACCAGGACGGCGGGGAGCATTACGCCGGCCAGATCGGCGACGAACCCACCCCGGCCGCGTTCGTTGACTCGCTGCTCGATGTCACCCACGAATGCATGCGGGTGCTGAAACCGTCCGGGTCGCTGTGGGTCAATCTCGGCGACAAGTATTCGAGCGGGACCAGTGGCGACAGGAACACCGGGTTCAACATCAGGTACGGCAACGCGCCCGGCCGACTGAAGCAGGAGCGGTCGCAGCTGCCGTCTGGCCGCGTGGCCGGCATGCAGCCTAAGTCTCTGCTCGGCATTCCGTGGCGGTACGCGATCCGCTGCATCGACGAGCTCGGGCTGATCCTGCGCGCCGAGGTGATCTGGTCGAAGCCGAACGGCTTGCCGGAAAGCGTCACCGACCGGGTACGCCGCAGCCACGAGCAGTGGTTTCACTTCACCCTGAACCCGCGGTACTACAGCGCCGTCGACGAGATCCGCGAACCGGCTCTCTATCCGCTCGATACTCGCCACCTGCGCGGCGGGCGCCGTTCTGTCAACCCCGACGGGTCACCAGGCGGAGGCAACACATCCACTGTCAACCCGCTCGGGAAGCTGCCTGGGTCGGTGTGGGAGATCCCGACCGAACCCCTCAAGGTGCCCGAGTCGCTGGGCGTCGACCACTTCGCCGCGTTCCCGATTGAGTGGCCGCGGCGGATCATTCAGGGCTGGTCGCCGGCTGGTGTGTGTACGGCGTGCGGAGAAGGACGACGACCAGTGGCTGTCGCGCAGCGTCCCGCGCTAGACCTCGCATGGCGTGAGCGTCAGGGCCGCGAGCGCGACGGCACGAACGGGTTAGGCGGGTCGAGTCTCGGAACGTCAGCGCACCTACGCGATCGGACCATCACCGGCTATGCCTGCGCCTGCCCGGAACCGACCGCACCCACCATGCCCGGTGTCATTCTCGACCCGTTCGGAGGGACAGGCACTACAGCACTGGTCGCGAAAGCGCTTGGCCGGCACGGGATCAGCGTCGACATGTCCGCCGACTACTGCCGGCTCGCCACCTGGCGCACCAACGACCCCGACCAGATCGCCAAGGCGATGCGCGTCGACAAGCCCATTAAGCAGGTCGAGGGCCAGATCTCGATGCTCGACCTGCTCGAGGATGGTGGTGCGGCGTGAACGACGACCTCGCTGAGCAGTCGGTCTTGTCCTGCTGCTACCAGTCCTCGCTGGCGTTGGAGCGCGCGGCAGCGATCCTGACCTCAGCCGACTTCGCGAACCTCGATCACCAGAGGCTGTGGGGCGTTCTGCGGGACCTGCGGGCCGAGGGTAGACCCACGGATGCACTGACCGTCCAAACAGCCCTGAACGGTAGCAAGCGGCTGATGAGCGTGCATCTGGCGATCGTCACCAACCCCGCGATCCCGGACACGGTGGAACACCACGCGTCCACGGTGCACGGGTTCGCTCGCCGGCGGGAGGTGATCGCGCAGGCGATCCGGATGCGGCAGCGCGCCGAAGACCTGGAGCTCGACCCTCAGTCACTGGTGTCAGAGACCGTCAATGCCTTGACGAGGATCCGCGACCTGGGCGCACCGGACATCGAGACCCAGACCCTCGGCGAGCTCATGGCGCGACCGGACGACCCATATGACTGGGTGATTCCGCAACTGCTGGAGCGGATGGACCGCCTCGTCATCACCGGCGAAGAGGGCCTGGGCAAGTCGGTGTTCCTCCGCCAGCTCGCACTCATGGGCGCCGCAGGGATCCACCCGTTCACGAAGGAGCCGATGGAGCCGATCCGGTCGCACATCATCGACCTGGAGAACACGGAGCGGCACGTGAAGCGCCAACTCCGCGGCATGTGGCTCCAGGCCAAGACTCAGGGCAAGGACCCGTCGGATCGGGTGGCGATCGACTGCCGGCCGGGCGGGATCGACATCGTGAAGGACAAGGACCTGTCGTGGGTGAACCGGGTCCTGGATGCGACACAGCCCGACCTGTTGGTGATCGGGCCGCTGTACAAGATGGCTCCCCGCGCCCTGCAGACCGACGACCATGTAGCCCCGGTGATTGCCGCCCTGGACTCACTGAGGGCGCGCGGGATCACGCTGGTGATGGAGGCGCACGCTGGCCACGCCGAAGGCAACGACGGCCGCAAGATGCGCCCCCGTGGTTCCGCGGCCCTCATGGGGTGGCCTGAGTTCGGTTACGGCCTCCGCTGGAACGAGGTCGGTGACGTGGACATGGTCGCGTGGCGCGGCGACCGCGACGAACGCAACTGGCCGCTACGCATCAAGCGAGGCGGGTTGTGGCCGTGGACCCCGATCGACCCGAGAGCAAGCGACGAGGACTGGCAACGCACACAGAGGGAGTTCGACCATGCCCGCTGACTACGCAGGCCCCTACACCGAGGAGTCCGAATGAGCGCCGAGCACAACCACCAGCCTCGCTGCTGCTGCCCAACACATATCGACGACCACGCGTACGACGACGACACCTGCCCTGGCTGTCCTGAGCATGGCGCTCTCGCGCCCGTCCATGGCCCCGGTGATCCATGGCACTGGTCAGACGGCACACCAGTCGACAAAGCCGAACTCGACGCCGCCGCCACCCCCTACACCGAACAGGAGACAACCAAGTGAGCGATCGTCCGAACCGACCGATGCACGCTGAAGGTCCCGAGCGAGTCGTCACCGAGAAGCGCAGCGACGGCCGCCGCTGGTCGATAACCCTGCGGCAGGTCGGCTGGATCGGGCAGTCCGGCGACTTCTACAGCCTGGATGAGAACCCGTCGCCAACTGAGCCTGGAAGCTTTGCGCCACTTTGGTTCATCGCGCATTCCGACGAGATCGAGCCTGCCGAACAGGAGACAACCAATGGCTGACGAGAGCCTGTGTGGCGACGTGATGCCGGATATCCCGACCCCGCGACCGACCTGCGTCCTGCCTGCTGGACACGAGAGCCGAACCCACCGCAGCAAGCCACCTGTTCACGTCTGGGCGCCGCTGTACGAGACGGGCGACGAGGAAGCCTGCAAGGACTGCGGACATCCCTGGACGGCGCATTCCAAGGAGTACGGCTGCGAACTCGGCTGGCAGTACGACGCCGAGGGCATGGCCACAACGGACGGCTGTGCGTGCTTGCTGGCGCACTTGAACCTCAGCGTAGGTGCCTCGTGAGTGACCGTGACGCCTTCCGCGCCAACGGCGTGGATGCGCGAGAAGCAGCGCGCAAGGCCAAGGCTCAGATGGACCAGTTGCGCGAGGCTGCGGCCAAGGTCGAGTCCGGTGGTGGCAATCCGCCGTCTGACCGCGAGCAGGAAGACCCTCGCGCTGCCTTCCGTGAGGCCAGGGAGGCTGGTCTGGTAGCACGCCACGAGAAGCGCCTCGAAGCCGCTACATACACCGCTGCTGAGGTGAAGGTACTCACCGAAACCGCTACACGCTTGGGACGCGAGATCGGCCGCAAGGAAGCGCTGGAAGAGGTCGCGCGCGCGATGGGCATCGATCGATGGGATGACGAGCCACGCGAGTACGTCGACGTCACGATCGACTGGGACACGTACACCATGCTCCAGGAAGCGCTCGGTGCTGTCTCTGACGAACATTCAGGGGAGGACACATGACCCAGATCTGCCCATGTGGTTCCGCCGTGAAGGACGCACTGGTGTGCTCCAACTGCTCCCGTAAGCTCCAGGTGGCCCTTGGGGACATTTCCAGCTACTGGGTGGACCTCGACAACGTGAAGGCCCGCCAAACCCGCTACAGCACCGCACAGGGCGGCAGAGGCGGCGAGAAACCCCTACCTGTCGACGCCAGGTTCCTCGACTGGGACGGAGACGGAACCCGCCTTCAGGACCTCACCCGCAACACCATCGGCCCCTGGGGGCGTGCAGTCCTCGACGAACGCGCAGTCATCACAGGCCCAACCCACGATGCCTGCCTGCACCTGTCCTGCAATCAGACCCGACGGTCACGCCCACCCCGAGACGACGTCCCATCCGTGTGCCGCTACCTGTTGGGGCACGTCGACTGGATCAGAACCCAGCACTGGGCACCCGACATCTTGGATGAACTCACCGACCTGGCCGAACAGCTGCGGAGGATGATCGACCGCCCCCAAGACCGAGAATGCATCGGCCCCTGCGACTCCTGCCCCGAGATGCTGTACCGCCGGCCGGGTGCGTTGACCGCGAAATGCCGCCACTGCGAGATGGAGTACGACGACGCCGCGCAGCGCCGCGCAGGGTTGATGACCGCGCTGCACGACCGGTGTCTCACCGCCGCGGAGATCGAGATCGCGTTCACCGACATCGGCCACACCCCGCTCACCGCGGCAAGGGTCCGAAAGTGGGCCCAGCGGGATCGTATCGCCGCTGTCGGTTCCACCCTGGTCAGGGGACGCTGGATGCCCACCTACCGAGTCAGTGACGTGTCCGACCTACTTGCGCAAGAATCACGACCGAAAGCAGGATGATGGGTCACAAGATCGTCGGACAACAAGACCCATGGTGGTCAGGCTGCGGGCAACTCCTCGCCATCATGCTCACTGGCGTTGGCCTGATCCTGCTCATCGTCTGGATCAACTACCCACGCTGACAGCGTGTCGCTTGAGTAGCGCGCCTACCTGTGTCACGATTCAAATGCTTCTAGTTTGGCGACCCCAAAATCAGATGCTCCCGCGATGGCTGGCACCATCCGGGAGCGCGGCCGACCTTCTCAGGAGATCGACATGCCGAAGTATATCGGCGCTGGCAGAGGATCACGTCCAGCCGATGGCTACAACTGCTGCTGGCCCACCTGCGAAGCGAGCACTAGCGGCTTCCCGCTCTGCATGCCACATCGGCTTGAGGTCTATGTCTACGTTCGGCAGGACATCGAAGCCTTAGGTGACGCGATGCAGTCGGTAGAGCCCAAGCCAGACCCTCGCACAGGCTGGGTCTACTTCGTTCGCTACAGGGACCGGGTGAAGATCGGCTATTCGATCCAGCCCAAGGTCCGCATTCAACAGCACCCAGTCGATGAGGTGCTGGCCATCGTTCCGGCTGAGCCCATCGACGAGAAGCGGGCACATGCTGCTTTCGCCCACCTGCGTGAGAACGGCGAGTGGTTCCGCGCTGAGGATGAGCTACTGGAGTACGCTCGCAGCCTCACCACCTGATCTCCGCACCCCATCCGCTCGGGGTGTGTAGCTGCACTAGGTGCAGCCCAGGACCGTCAGCCTCCCCTGTCTGGCGGTCTTGCTGGACACCCGAAGGCCCGGCTACCCCACCTGAGTAGCCGGGCCTATCGGCGGCAAGCAGGCGCTGAACCGGCTGTCCGGTGTAGGCACCTTCCGGCGGGGGGCTGATGCGCTAGTCGCGAGGTGTGCACACCGCAGCCCCCGGCCTCCACCTGTAACCACACTGGGGGTGTGGATTGAAGGGCCGCCATGTGCGACCACGACCCAACCTGTGGATCCGGCTGAGGGTGGTGATCGCACGATGGCTGAACGAACTGTCACGATCACGCTGATCCCAGGCGAGCCGGCGACTGGGCTGTGGTGTGACCGCTGCGCGCTTCCGAGCCGCATCGAGGTCCCGCTCTACATGGCCACCAGCCGCGGGGTATCCACCCTGCGTACGGTCGCCTACTGCGCCGAACATGGCAGCGACAAGGTGCAGGGCAAGTGACAGGCTCAAGCACAGAACGAGGCTACGGCGTCGACCACAGGAGACGGCGCGAACTCCTCCTCCCCTCAGCCTACGGTCGACCGTGTCCACTCTGCGGCGTGGTCATGACCAAGGCCGACGACCTGGACCTAGACCACAAGGATCCGTTGAGTCTCAACCCCAACTCGACCGGCGATCGCATCACCCACGCGAGCTGCAACAGGTCACGAGGCAACGGTCAACGAGCAGGAGACACGGACGACTCACGCGAGTGGTGACCGACCCCGGGGGTGGGGTCACGACGCAAAGTCACCACGCCTGGGGAC